AAGCGACTATCGCTACTCCTCGCCAGCGAGTAATGAGATTCCCCGTCTATTGCTATGACGTGGAGACTGACAGATACAACGTACAGGTTGGCTATGAAGGTAGAGCGTTTAACCGAATTGGACAACTAGAATCTATTGAAGAGAATGGCGACGTTGTTACTTGGCAGGATTTAACCACAGGCGAATCTCGCCAGTGCATCATTGAGCAAATTTCATTTACCCGTTTAACTCCACCAGACAGAGGCTTTACTGGTTATGGTGGTGTTATTGAGATGACCATTAGGACTGTATAAATGACCGCAGCAAACTGGGCTGGCTTAATCGTATCTATCGTTGCAATCGTATCTGCATTTGGTGCATCTGTTAGATGGTTAGTCAAGCATTACTTGTATGAACTCAAGCCAAATTCAGGTTCAAGCCTAAAAGATTCTGTCATAAGACTTGAAGAAAAGGTTGAGATTCTTTACCAGATTTTAATTCAGCAATCAAAGAAATGAGCGCATATGAAAACTGTAGCCAAGAAAGCCACACCTGCTGCAATTGCTGTGCTCCGTCAGGCGACGGCATTAAGACCGCTACGCAAGAAGATATCAGATGGGTTGCTCCCTTCTGTTGCTCACCGCAAAGCCAGTCCTAATTCTGACCACAACACAGGTCTTGCAGTTGACTTAACTCACGACCCTAAGAACGGAATTGATTGTGCTGAAATTTTTGAAAAACTTAAAGAGGATAAGAGAGTCAAGTATCTTATTTTCCAGGGAAAGATTTGGTCTAAAGAAAAATCCAAACTGGGAAACAGACGGTACATTGGGAGTAATCCTCATAATAAGCATCTACATATTTCTATTAATGCCTCTTGTGCTACAGATACTTCCCCTTGGTTTTGGTGGATGAATCAACCTAAGATTATCAACCAAGTTGTATCAAGGGTAATACCTGTGCCAGCAAAGAAGGCATACCCAATTGAAGTTTGTACCTGTTGCAAATTGCACGGTGCAAAGTCCTAACCCTATAGGAGGAAAACTATGGAACAACTCAAGCAACTATCACTTACTTGGTTCCGTGCTGCTGCAGCATCTGCAGTTGCACTTTACCTTGCTGGTGAGACAGACCTTAAGACACTAGCAATGGCAGCCTTGGCTGGATTTGCTGGACCATTGCTTAAGTGGCTAGACCCATCTGCGACAGAGTTCGGACGCGGTTCAAAGTAACCACGTTAGAAGCCTTCTAAGGCTGTTTTAAGACACGAAGACCCCTCGGCTTAGTAGAAATACTAGGTTGGGGGGTCTTTTTGTCGTATCTATGCAGGGATTACTAGCGGAATTAGGTAAAGGTTGAGTCGCTCTGGCTCAAGTTTGATAACTAAATCCCGCTCTTGGGTGTCCTGTCTTACGTTCCAAACTGGGATGTCACCTGCCAGATGTGAAACTGGGATGATGGCTGTTGCATCTGAGAACCTGAAACAGATTCTATGGAAGCAATCTTCTCCGTCGGTATACGGTGGGGCAATGATTAACTTCTGTAACTTTTCAAATGGAAAGACTGCTCCCTCAGATAGTTGAGATTTCAACCACTTTATTTCTAGGTCACCTATGTAGTTCTCACGACCATCACCCCAAGCCTTAGTCAGGTGAAAGTCTGAGAAGTAAAACCTTGGTGTTGAGTAGTATCTCCAGTCAGGGTAGATACTTGATAGGTGGTAGGCAGCAATCTGTTCTTTGCGCCCATCATCTGCGACTTGCCGAATAGGTTCCAATTTGCATTCTCCTGTCGTTCGTGTATAATTAATTATATAATAACATATATAATATATATAGGGGCGAAGCCCCTTATATAATATATATATTATAATAACTAAATAGAATTATCTAAGCCCCCCATTGAGTCATCTCCTGTCCTCTGGGGGGTTTAGATAACTAACTGACAGGAGACACAGTGATACAACTTGGAGACTACAAATTACCTGAGCACATTTCGTACTCAGCATTCACAACCTATCTTAACTGCGGGTACCAGTACTACCTAGGTCGCTTGATGCAACTACCTGAAGAGCCTAGCGTCTGGTCTGCTGGTGGTCGTGCATTCCACGCAGCAACTGAAGAGTGGGATAAGAACAATGACTAGTGTTAAGTTATGGAAAGATGCTTGGAAGAAAGAGACCGAAGGTCTTGACCTAACTAATGCACGAGTTGCTGGAAGAGCAACGAAGGCTAACCCTGGTAGAGAAGATGCTAACTGGTGGAATGACCAAGGTCCTATCTGGGTAGAGCAGTACATTATGTGGCGCAGAAATAATCCTGAGTGGAAAATCTGGACCACTGCTCAAGGGGCGAGAGCCATTGAACTAGAACTCAATCCTGTCATTGCAGGTGTACCTGTAAAGATGGTGATTGACCGCGTGTTTGAGGTGAATGGAAAACTTGTCATCATTGACCTTAAGACATCAGCGCGTAGACCTACATCTGACCTACAACTTGGCTTTTACAAAGTCGGTATAGAGCAGACGCTAGGAGTAGAAGTCAATCTAGGAAACTACTGGATGTCCCGCGACGCGGGGACAGGAGAAATGATTGACCTAAGTAGATACAACCTGCCTATGCTTGAGTATATGGTGTCGGGATTTGATAAGTCCCGCAAGGCTGGTGTATTCTTACCGAACCTATCCAGTTGCAGTTTCTGTGGACTCACGGAGCACTGCGAATTTACGAAAGAGAAATAATGTCAATCAATTACAACATCTCAGGTCAGGACATCATTGTTGCCCACGACTTGAAACTAATCACACTAAACGAAGCACGTCAATTGCTAGGCAATTTGCCACCAGCAAAGGAGGAAGCAAGTGAGTAACGAAGATTGGAAACTACAGGTTTCTTATAAGACTCCTGCGGGAGATATGATTAACGTTCGTGCTAATACTGCTGATGAACTCAGCGTATTGCTAGAAGGTATTGGTGATTACTCATCACAGATTGCAGCAGTACAACGATTGGTTGTTGGTGCATATAACGCAGCCCCTTTGGGGACACCATCTTCAACTCCAAGCACTCCGCAATCCACATCCTTCGCTCCCTCCCAGCCAGCGGTAGCGTCAGGTACGCTAAGCAGTAGCCCTACTTGTGTACACGGTGCACGCATTTTCCGTAGTGGAGTGTCAAAGAAAACTGGTCAACCTTATGCGTTCTGGTCTTGTCCACAACCACAAGGCGCAGACCAGTGCAAGCCAGTTAACTAACAGAATTGGTGGAGGGGTAGTTATAAGGGGAAGTTAATTACCCCTCTTCCAACTTAAGACAGGAGCGATATGAGAACATTAACCCGTAGCGTAGGCAGAGCAGACATTGGTGGAGAACCATTGCCCTCTGTGTTCAAAGCATTAGATAACAATAAGATTATATTTCGTAGAGCAGAAGTCTCTATGCTTGCTGGTACCCCAGGTGTGGGAAAGTCCACTCTGGCACTGGCTTTAGCCCTTAAGATGAGAGTTCCCACTCTGTATATTTCTGCAGATACCAACGCTCACACAATGGCAATGCGTCTTGCATCAATGATTAGTGGTAAGAATCAAACTGATGTTGAGCATATGTTGCAGAATGATATTGGCTGGACTAAGGCTACCCTTGCTAAGGGTGCCCACGTTGTCTGGTCATTTGAATCTAGTCCATCACTACAAGATATTGATGAAGAGGTTCAAGCCTTTGAAGAACTATGGGGTTGTCCACCTGTTGCTATCTTTGTAGATAATCTAATGGACATTGCTACTGATGGTGGCGAAGAGTTCGCATCAATGCGTGCGATTATGAAGGAGTTAAAGTTCCTTGCTCGTGACACTAACGCTGCTATCATTGTGCTCCATCATACTTCTGAGGCTGTTCAAGGCAATCCTTGTCAACCTAGAAGTGCCCTCCAAGGTAAAGTGGCGCAGTTACCTGCTCTTATCTGTACACTTGGGGTGGTTGGTACATCTATGGCTTTAGCACCTGTAAAGAATAGATACGGAAGGGCTGATGCTAATGCAAACCTTAACGTTTGGTTAGCATTCAATCCTGAATATATGTATATGGACGACATACCAGAGAGTGCGTGATTATGATTAGAGAAGAAGAAGACGACACAACACAAGAGATGCGTGCGTTTGTATTGCTTCAGGTTAAGGGTGAGATTGCTGCATTAGTTGAAAAGATTCAGGCAGCCAAGGTACCAGTCACAGATGAGTGGACTGATGGACTCAACGCTGGATTAGATTGGGCAGTACGCATCCTGAACAAGGACAAGAGTGCGTCTTAAGTGCCAAGCCAATCCAGAAAGCACAGAGGGTACCGAAGCCAAAAGGTTTGGGCTAACTTTCT